TCGTAGAGAAAGTTCTCGAAGAGATTGCAATGATGCGTGAGGAGATGAAAGCAATGCGTGAGGAGATGGGCGGCTACGCCAAGAAGGAAGAGATGGCAGCGGTGAAAGCCGAGTTGTCAGCTGAGCCTGCTGCGAAGCCCATCAAACACAACCCCGAAACAAAGCAAGCCAACAAGGTTGAGTTCAAGCGTCCCGCAAAAACCCTTGACCGAGTCCTTGCACGTCTTAACAAATAATAAAAACAGAAAATGGCAACGACCACTTCAATCACTACTTCGTACGCAGGTCAATTTGCGTCAAAGTACATCTCTGCTGCTCTTTTGAGCGCAGACACGCTTGACAAGAGTCTCATCGAGATTCTTCCAAACGTAAACTACCGCACCACTCTTCAAAAAGTTGCTACTGACGGAATCGTCAAGGACGCCACTTGTGATTTTGATGCCACTTCAACCTTGACTCTGACTGACCGAGTTCTTGAGGTTGAACCATTCCAAGTTAACCTTCAGCTTTGCAAGAAGGACTACTACGATTCTTGGATTGGTGGACAAATGGGCTTCTCTGCCTACGATAGCATCCCTGCTTCTTTTGCTGACTTCTTGATTGCTCACGTAGCTGCCAAGACTGCCCAAAAGATTGAGCAGAACATTTGGAACGGAAACGCTGCTTCTGCTGGTGAGTTCTCAGGTCTTATCTCTTTGATGACTGCTGACGCTGACGTTGTTGACGTAACTGCTACAACTGTGACTGCTGCTAACGTCATCACCGAGCTTGGCAAGGTAATGGACGCTATCCCTGCTGCCCTTTACGGCAAGGAGGACTTGACCATCTACGTTCCACAAAACGTTGCTAAGGCTTACGTTCGTGCGCTTGGTGGCTTCGGAACTTCAGGTCTTGGTGCTAATGGTGTTGACAACAAAGGCACTATGTGGTACGGACAAGGCGACCTGTTCTTTGATGGTGTTCGTGTTGCTATGGTCAACGGACTTCCTTCTAACAAGATGGTTGCTGCTCAAACTTCAAACCTTTTCTTCGGAACTGGACTGTTGAACGAGCGTAACGAGGTTCGTGTACTTGATATGGCTGACCTTGATGGTTCAGACAACATCCGTGTCATCTTGCGCTTCTTCGCAGGTGTTCAGTACGGAATCGGTTCTGACGTAGTTCTCTACTCTTAATCGGTCTAATGATTAACCAAGAGGGGGCTTGGGCATTGCCCTCGCCCTCTTTTTTATTTTAAAACAAAACAATGGCTTGCGATTTAACAAAAGGACGTGCAGTTCCGTGTAAGGACGTAGTAGGTGGCATCTATGCCGTGTACTTTGTAGATTTTGGTGACTTGGGTACTATCACCCTGACCAACGATGAGGTGACCAACATTAGTGGTACATTCTCTGCATACCAATACTTGGTAAAAGGAAATAGCTCATTTGAGCAAACCTTCAACTCAAGCCGTGAGAATGGTACTACCTTCTTCACGCAGACGTTGAACCTGACCTTGACCAAATTGACCAAAGAAGACAACAAGGAACTGAAGCTTTTGGCTTACGGACGTCCTTACGTTGTTGTAGAGGACTACAACGGCAATGCCTTCTTGATGGGTAAGAACTACGGAGCTGAGGTAACAGGTGGAACGATTGTAACGGGTGCTGCTATGGGTGACCTTTCAGGCTACACGCTTGTAATGGAAGCACAGGAGCAACTTCCTGCTAACTTCATCGCAGGTGCTACGCTGAACAACCCGTTTGCGGGTCTTGCAGGTGCAACTGACACCATCGTAACAGGTTCTAACTCCTAAATAATGAGGGGGGGGCGCAAGCCCCCTTATATTATGAGTACACTTAACAAAGTATTTGCAAAGTTCTCGGCTCAAGAGCCGATGAAGGTTGAATTCATTAACCAACAAGAGAAAAAAGCTGATATGGCAAAAGCCTCTCAGCCTGCATTGATTGGATATGAAATGGTTCAAAAGGCCAAGAACAACTTTAAAAAATCAATCGCAATTCATAAACAATATATTGCTGAATATGAAAAGTGGTTGAGTAAAGCACCTAAGGGTTCGCCTGAAGAAGTTCAAACTAAAAAGGCAATCCAAGAAATGAAAGACAATATGAAGACTGCCGAACAATGGTTTAGCTTGGCATCAAAATTAGCACCCGACTTTTAATATATTTGCTTCAGCAAATCGAAAGAGTGCTAAAGTGATGGGATGGATGAGAGGGCTTCGGCCCTCTTTTCTTTTTCAAACAATTTAACATCGTGAGGTTATTTACTTGAGATGCATATTCTTCAAGTATCGGCTTCGCCCCAAACCATTACAATTATCCCACGTGAGTTCGTTTACTCATCAGAGGACTTGGACTTGTATTTTGAGCGTGTGTTGCTTGACAACGGCACGTTAGAAGGCTCTGCGTGCGTTCAGGCAGAGGTAAATGACCTTGATGGCGTTACCCTATACCTGACCGATGAAAGCACCAATACAACCGCTACAATCAATCCAACGATTGAAGAGGCCAATGGATTTATGTATCTCACCGCAGTATTTACTTTGGTAGATAGCCGCTTCTACGGAATGAAGCTAATCTATGATGGCAACCTCATCTACCGAGATAGGGTATTTGTAACCGCCCAGACCGAATACGACAAGTACACCGTGAACGCAGGAGTGTACACGGAGCAACAAACTATGAGCAATGAGTACATCATCATCTAAAGTCCACGTAGTCAATTTAAGCTCGTACACCACCCCCGTAATCAAGGAGGTGCAGGGCAAGGATTGGGTAGAGTACGGAGAAGACAACGACTACTTCCAATATCTGATTGACCGCTATAACGGGTCACCAACCAACAACGCAATCCTCAACTCGTTGATGGATTTGACCTACGGAAAGGGTCTTGACGCTACGGATTCTGCTCGCAAGCCGAGTGAGTACGCAGCGATGAAAGGTCTATTCACAAAGGACTGCGTCAAGAAGGTTGTTTCTGATTATGTGATGATGGGGCAATGCGCCATTCAGGTAATCTACTCGAAAGACCACAACACCATTGTCAAGGTAGAGCATATCCCTGTGGAGACGCTTCGTGCAGAACGCTGCGATGAGGATGGTGAGGTAAAAGCCTACTACTACGCAAAGGATTGGGCTGATGTTCGCAGCCGCAAAGAAACGCCTGTACGCATCCCTGCATTTGGCACAAGCCGTGAAGGTTTGGAGGTATTGTACCTTAAGCCCTACCGAGCAGGATTCTACTACTACTCACCAGTTGACTATCAAGGCGGCCTTCCTTACGCAAACCTTGAGGAGGAGATTGCCAACTACCACATCAATAACATTCAGAACGGACTTGCTCCGTCAATGTTGATTAACTTCAACAACGGAGTACCGAGTGAAGAAGAGCGTAGGCAGATTGAGATGCAGATTGCAAACAAGTTCAGCGGCTCATCAAACTCTGGTAAGTTCATCTTGGCGTTCAACGACAACAAGGAACTTGCTGCTACGATTGACCCCGTTCAGTTGTCGGATGCTGCTGACCAATATCAGTTCTTGAGTGCAGAGGCTACGAGCAAGCTGATGGTGGCCCATAGAATCGTTTCTCCGATGCTTTTAGGTATCAAGGATAGCACAGGTCTCGGCAACAACGCAGATGAGCTTAAAACGGCTTCTACGTTGCTTGACAACATTGTCATCCGCCCAAAGCAAGAGGTGATTCTTGATGGCTTTGAAACCATCCTTCACTATAACGACATCAACCTGAACTTGTACTTCAAGACGCTTCAGCCGCTTGAGTTCACGGAGGAGATTGTCACCCCGATGGATGCAGAGACTCGTGAGGAGGAGACAGGTGTAAAGCTTGCAAAGCAAGATAGCCGCCCTTTCCTGCGTGATGAACTTGCATCCGAATTGCTGCTGAACCTTGAGCAGCTTGGCGAAAGCGAGGAGGACTTGATGCAGGAGTTTGACCTTCTCACGGCAGACCTCGTTGAAGATGAGGGAGCAGAATACGATGTAGAGGCATACCTCAACTCACGCACCGACCTTGCAGCGCAGGAATACAGCGAGCAAGACACGGCACGTTACAAGGTGCGCTACTTCTACGCTATTGGTACAAAGAAGGAGGCAAAAGGCAAAAGCCGACTTTTGTGCAGCACGTTGATTAATGCAAACCGAGTGTACCGAATGGAGGACATCCAAGCGATGAGTTCACGAGGCGGAGCAGAGGCACAGGGCGAGCCATATAGCGTTTGGTTATTCAAAGGCGGAGCAAACTGCTACCATCGTTGGGAGCGTAGAATCTACCGCAAGAAGCTAACCAAAGAGGGCAACATTTACGGAGGTGGTGCTTTGAACGGCACGGAAATCATCAACGTGAACCAAGCAATTCGTATGGGATTCCGCCCTATGCAGAATGACCCGAATGTTGCTATTGCCCCAATCACTACACCAACAAGAGGATATAAAAGTTAAGAGATGGCAACTGCGCTTTGGATTACCCGCAATGACCTTGTACGGAATACCGCACTTGGTGGCAACGTGGACACTGACAAATACCTGCAATTTATTAAGATTGCTCAAGAGATTCACATCCAAAACTACACGGGTACGAAACTCTACGACAAGATTAGCAATGACATCATTGCAGGTACGTTGGCAAACCCTTACTTGGCTCTTGTCAATGACTACCTTCAGCCTATGCTGATTCAATGGGCGATGGTTGAGTATTTGCCGTTTGCTGCTTACACTATCGGCAACGCAGGTGTCTTCAAGCACAACTCGGAGAACTCTACTACGGCAGACAAGTTGGAGGTTGACTACTTGGTGAACAAGGCACGTGACTTGGCTCAATACTACACTGACCGCTTCATCACTTATATGAGCTACAATCAGGCTACGTTTCCTGAATACTATTTGAACTCGAATGCTGATGTGTTCCCTGACACGGACGCAAACTTCAGCAGTTGGGTATTATGAGCAAGAAGCAAACCTACAAACCGAAACCGAGCAACATTGTGAAGCTGAAAAGTTATTTAGGAGAGAATGAACAACATCGGATGGGGTCAAGGAGCAGTCAACAACGCAATCGGTTGGGGACAGGGCGTAGCGAACAACGCAATCAGTTGGGGCTTAATCGCCAACGATAGTTATTCACCTGAAACGAATTTAACAGGTCTTTCATTTGGTTGGAATACTTGGGATGATATTTGGCAAACAATTAGTACTCAATGGGAACAACTTTAACGGGGACTACTCCCCAAGACACTTACGATAGCCTTATTAAGGTTACCGACAACGGGCCGTTAAGCGGGTCGCTGAAGACCTTGACTGATGGTTTAGGTAATGACTCGGCTCTTGCTTTGTCAACGGGTGCAGCTCGTGTTACAGGCACTTTAGCGGTAACAACGGGAACCATTAGCGGAACCGATGCGATTGCTATTTCTGCGGTTAACACAAACACTAACGGAACAACATTCGCTTTAAACTCCGCAGGAACAGTTGGAATTATGACATTTCTTACTGCTTCTACCGAGCGTATGCGCATCACCTCCGCAGGCAACGTAGGCATCGGCACGGCTGCGCCTGCGGTTAAACTTGATGTAACGGGTGACATTCGTACAACTGTTGGTTTGCGTCTTGGTGCAAACGCAGACGGAACTACGGGGCAATTTTTGACAGACGGAACAGATACCTATTTAGACTACAAAGGCAATTTAATTTATAGGGCATCCGCAAGTTCGGGAGAACGGGCAAGGCTTACAGAAAATGGATTCCTACGTTTTGCAAGTGGCACGGGAGGCGTTCAGTTCAACGGGGACACCGCAGCAGCCAACGCCCTTGATGACTACGAGGAGGGGACTTGGACTATGGGTATTTC